CCCGCCACGAGCACCTGCCGAAGGAACTCAAGCACCTCGCGTGGCTCTCGCTCGACGACGCCGACGGCCAGGAATACTGGGCCGCGATGAACTTGATGGGCCGCTACGCTGCCGCGAACCACGCGCTCATCCACAAGCACATCGGCAAGAAGCTCGGCGCGCACGTCGTCCTCGACATCGAGAACCACCACAACTTCGCGTGGAAGGAGCGCCACGTCGTGAACGGCGAAGAGCGCGAAGTCATCGTGCATCGCAAGGGCGCGACGCCCGCGGGTGCCGGCGTGCTCGGGATCATCCCCGGCTCGATGGCGTCGCCCGGCTACGTCGTGCGCGGCAAGGGTTCGCCCGAGTCGCTCAACAGCGCGTCGCACGGCGCAGGCCGCGTGATGAGCCGCACCAAGGCGATGCAGAGCTTCACATGGAGCGCGACCAAGAAGCTGCTCGCCGAGCGCGGCGTCGAACTGCTCTCCGCCGGCCTCGATGAGGTGCCGGGTGTCTATAAGGACATCCACGCCGTCATGGCCGCGCAGACCGATCTGGTCGAAGTCCTCGGCCAGTTTGATCCGAAGCTCGTGAAGATGTGCCCAGCCGGCGACCGCGCCGAAGACTGACGACCGCGGAGGCGGGGCGTGAACCGTTCCGCCTCCGCATCACTTCCAACAACCACTTTTCCAATGAACGACATCCTCAACAAATCGACCGTCCTGGTGCTCAACCGCAACTGGCAGGCGATCCATGTGAAGACGCCCGCGGAAGCGTTTTGCATGCTCGCCACCGGAGCGGCGACTGCGCTCGACGTGCAGGGCGATGACTACATCACGCCCGTGCGCTGGGACGATTGGCTCAAGCTGCCCGTCCGTGAGCACGACAACGCCGTGAACACCCCACGCGGCCCCGTGCGCGTGCCCACCGTCATCGTCGCCGCAAACTACGCCAAGGTCCCGCTGCGCCGCCCGTGCTTCGGCACCCGCGGCATCTGGGAGCGCGACGGCGGCGTGTGCCAATACACCGGCCGCAAGCTCTCGCCGAAGGAAGGCAACATCGACCACGTGGTCCCGCGCTCCCGCGGCGGCAAAACGTCCTGGGACAACTGCGTCCTCGCCCACCGCGAAGTGAACTCGCGCAAAGCGAACCGTCTCCCGCACGAAGCCGGCCTGCGCCTGCGCAAGCAACCGGTCGCCCCTCGCGTGGTGCCCGCGAGTGTGCTCATCCGCAACCACCACGGGGTCCGCGACTGGGAGCACTTCCTCGGTTAGCGCCGACTCGCCGCCAACTCCGAGCCGTTGTGTGTCTTTGACATGCAGCGGCTCGCATGGCGTCCACACCTGATTATTCCATCGGCTTCACCCGCGCCGAGGTGGAGGAAATCCTCGCCGCCCAGAAGGAGGAGCTGAAGCGCACGCTCGCGGCGTGGTCGGAATCGGGCTCGACGGTCACCAAACGCCGGATCGACGAGATCCATACGATCATCGCCGCGTGCCAGTCGGCGCTGCGGAAACTCGCCCCGGAAATCTACGGACGGCCCGTTCGTGTCGGCACGAGCGGGGTCATCGGTCATCTGCCCAAATGAATCCACTGCGCGCCATCGCCCGCTTCCTGCCTCGTGCCTGGTTCAGCCCCTACGAATCGGCCAATCCCTCGCCGCGCCGTGGACGTGTGCCGGGCGCAGCTCCGCGCGATGCGAAACTTGATCTCACACCAGGCACCCGGCGCGAGCTGGTCCGGCGCTCCCGTTACCTGCACAAGAACTCCGGCTTCGTCCGCGAGCTGGTCGGGAACATGGCCATCTACTCCACCGGCGACGGCATCAAGCCGCAGGCACTTTCGACGGACACCAACTGGAACAAGGCCGCCGAGGATTACTTCGCCCGGTGGGCCGCCCGCTGCGAAATCACCAGCCGGTTCTGCTTCGCCGAATGCCAGGCGCTGGTCTGCCGCGGCATGGATGTGGACGGCGAGTATTTCATCCACAAGACCCGGAGCGCCGATGGTGCGCCCCGGCTCCAGCTCATCGAATCCCACCGCATCGGCGACGCCGACCTGGATGACACGGAAGATGGCATCGGTTTCGACGCCTACGGTGCGCCCGCTTTCTACCGCGTCCTGCTCGACCATGGCGGTTTCCGGGACATCCCGGCCCATGTGATGCTCCATGTCTTCGAGCCGGAGAGCGCGAGCGCGGTGCGGCAGCCGCCCACCTTGCAGCACAGCGTCAATCATCTGCTGGACGAGATGGAGCTGCTCGCGCTCGAAAAGCATGCGGTGAAGGACAACGCGGACGTGTCCCGCGTGCTCAAGACCGAGCGCGGCGAACTCGACGAGGACGGCGACTTCGCCATCGGCAAGCCGGCTGACGGTGAAAAGAGTGAGCCGGGCGCGTTGCAGAAGATCATCGGCGGCAAGCTCGTCGCGCTGAAGCCCGGCGAATCGCTCGACAGCTTCCAGCCAAACCGGCCCAGCCCGACCTTCACCGGCTTCCTCGAACATCTGCGGCGCGACTCGGCGCTCGGCCACATCCCGTTCGAGTTTGCGGCCGACTCGAGCAAGATCGGCGGCGCAGGCGTGCGGCTGGTGGTGGCAAAGGCCGACCGCCGGTTCTCCTATCGCCAGCTCATCCTCATCGAGCGGTTCCTGAAGCCGGTATGGTTGTTCGTCATTGGCGATGCCATCGCCACGAGGCAACTACCCGAGGCAGAAAACTGGACGAAGGTCGCCTTCACGACTCCGAAGCGCGTGACCGTGGATGCCGGACGCGAGGCGCAGCAGAACCGCGCGGACGTGGAGATGGGAATCAAGACGCTCCACGCGCATTATGCGGAGCAGGGGATGGACTTTGCCGAGGAGATGGAAATCCGCGCGCAGAACGCCCGGGCGCTGCTCGACCTGGCGGAGAAATACCGGGTGCCACTGGAGATGATCTACCGCCCGAGCGGCGGCATCGAGGCCACGCCCGTCGTGGGCGAAGTGGAAGATCCGCCACCCCCGCAGCCGCTCAGCCAAGGTTACCGGTAAACCTTGCGCATGTGCGTCTCGCTCAACCTGACAAACCCTCCGGCGAGCGTGGCTTTGGCACTCTTTGGCTTTGGCGCTGCTGCTTTTGCGGCGATCTTTTTTCCTTTGGACTTCGGGGAAACCTGCTTGGGCTTTTTCGGCATCCGCGCACGCTGGGGAGCGGCATGATCGAAGTCAACGTGAATGCCGGTGCGCAGTTTCAATCGACCTCGCCGTTGACAGGCCGCGTCCGGCGTGACGCCGCTCCTTCACGCCATCCATCATCAGCCCTGGCTCATCACGCCCGAGGCACACGCCGCCATGGGCCGCACCGCCGGCCACGCCGGACTGTTCACCCAGCCACCGCCGCCACCGCCGGAATCGGAATTCCTGACCATCGAACACGGCGTCGGGATCGTCTCCATCTCGGGCGTCCTGATGAAGCGCCCGGACCTCTTTTCCCGCGTGCTCCTGGGCGCGACGGACATAGACGAGATTGCGGCGGCACTGATCGAGGCGCGCGATCGTGCCGATGTGCGGGCCGTGTTCCTCGACGTGGATTCGCCGGGCGGCACGGTCAACGGCACCCCGGAACTGGCCGCGCTCGTGGCCGACGTGTCCAAGGCCAAATACACCTACGCTTTCACCGACAGCGAAATGTGCAGCGCGGCCTACTGGATCGCCTCCCAGGCCGATGCCATCTACGCCACGCCCAGCGCGCGGGTCGGCTCCATCGGCGTGTTGCTCCCGATGCTCGATGAGACGAAGGCTTTCGAGCAGGCAGGGCTCAAGGTCGAGCTGTTCGCCGCCGGCAAATTCAAGAGCGTCGGCGTGCCGGGCGTGTCGCTGACCGACGAGCAGCGCGCGTGGCTGCAAGCCGACATCGACGAAATCTACGGCGACTTCAAAGCGGCCGTCCTCGCCCGTGGCCGACGCATCACCGCCGACGTGATGGAGGGCCAATGCTTCTCGGGCCGCAAAGCATCCTACAACTCGCTCACTTCCGGCGTCGTCCAGGATCGCGCCACCGCGCTGATGAAGCTGCGCGAGCGGCACGTCCAGCCGCCGGCGAGTTGACATCAAAACGCAGGCACAGATGAAAACCATCGACGAACAACTCGAAGAGGCTCTCGCGCGCATCGCGCAGCTCGAGAGCGACGCCACCGCCAGCGCAGCGCTGCTCACGGAATCCGGCCACCAGCACGAACGCTTCCGCCAGGAGATTGCCGCACTGACCAAGGAAAAGGACGCCCTCGCGGCTTCCACGTCCGCCGAACAAATCGCCGCGCTCACCGCCGAGAAGGAAACGCTCACGCTCGCCAACGGCGAGTTGACCGAGCAGCGCGACCAGATCGCGGGCGAACTCGCCACCGCGAAGCAATCGCTCACTTCCGCCGCGACCTCCGCCGCAGACCTCACGAAAGCGCAGGAACAGATCGCGGCACTCACGGCCGAGGTCGCCAATCTCAAAGCCAACGCCAAATCCGCCGAGCGCATCGCCGCCGAGCGTTACGGCGCCGCCAGCCCGCAACCGCTCCCGGTCACCTCGCGCGGCGACAGCAAGGCCGACGAACTCGTGACCCGCTTCAAAGCCATCAGCGATCCCGCCGAGCAAACCGCCTTCTGGCGCTCCCTCACCCCCGAACAACGCACCCTCATCCAAAACGCCCACTAACCATCCATCGTCATGCCCAACACCCTCACCAACGTCAAAGACATCAAGGTCGCGCAGAACGCGCTCCAGCCGTTCATGTCGGCGCTCCTGCCGATGCGCGCCTTCTCCACGAACTTCTCGCCCGAGCCGGCCGACAAGCTCGACACCGTCCGCGTGCCCGTCGTCGGCGCGCCCTCCGCCGCGAGCGACTTCGCGGGCAGCTACACCACGTCGGCGGACAGCACCATCGACGTCGTGCCCGTGCAGCTCAACCGGCACAAATACAAGACCGTCCACGTCACAGCGCGCGAGGCCGCCGAGACCGCGCTCAACGTGCTGGAAACCCTCGTGTCCAGCGCGGTCAAACAACTCGCGCAGGACGTGCTCCAGGATGTCTTCAGCGAGATCACCAACGCCAACTACGGCGCGCCGGCCATCGCCGCGCTAGCGTCCACGGCTTTCGACTACAAGAAAGTCCTCGGCGTGCGCGAGACGTGCGCGGGGGCGAAGATGCCGGTCAGCGACCGCGCCCTCGTGCTCGACGGCGCGTATTTCACGAACCTGCTGGGCGACGACATCGTGGCCAAAAGCTTCATGCCGCCAATCGCGCAGCCCGGCGTCGTCGAGGGCGTCATCCGCCGCCTCGCAGGCTTCGACGTGTATGAGACGAGCATCCTGCCTGAGAACGGCGAAAAGCTGGTCGGCTTCGCGGCCCACCCAAGCTGCCTGACCGTGGCCATGCGCTACCTCATGCCCGTGGCCGACTACGACGAAGCCGGCGCGGTCACCGATCCCGACACGGGCCTGACCTTCGGCTACCTGCGCTACACCGAGACGAGCAGCAACCGCATCTTCGTCACCGTCGAGTGCCTCTACGGCTTCAAGAAAGCCATCGGCAACGGCCTCAAGCGCATCGTGAAGCCGTAAGGCGCGGCTGAAATCATTCGGTGGTTGCAAAGCCCCGCTGCTGGAAACGGCAGCGGGGTTTTTGCGTCCTGCATCAGCCAGCGTTCCCGGCGGCGATATGCAAGGTGAGGCCGGCCTTTTTCAGTCGCGAAAGGCTCTCGATAACCTCCTCGTAATTGTCCCCAAGTGCCCACGGCTGCGCCACCACGATCTCGGACACTCCCAGCGATTTCGCTTCCGCACACATCTTGATGAAGTCTGCGAACTTTTCTTCGTATCCGGGCGGTGTGCTGTGCGGGGACATGGCGGCAAGGATAGTTCCGCGCCTTTGCATCAATGGCAACTTTTCCCGGCAATTGACAGCCGGCCGCGGGCATGTCGCTCCACGATGAAAAGTTCGCCGCCCTCACTGAAATCCTCGCCTCCACTGGCGAACCGGTCCTCTGGAAAGGCCGGACGTTTCAGGCACTCGTCACCGACAATCCCCTCGATCAAACCCTCGCGCTCGGCGGCTTCGAGGCGAAGGGCAACTGCACGATCAAAATTCCGCGCAGCGCTTTCTCGAACGAACGCCCGAAGCTCGGCGATCCCATCGAGTTCAACGGCGAGCCCTGGCGCATTACGCGCGTCACCGATCACCCGCAGTATCCGCTGCTCGTGCTCGTGGCCGAACCGCAGAACTGACCATGCTCGACCACGCCCTCGACGACGCGCTACTCGCCCATCTCAAAGCGCTGCCCCAGCTCGCCGCGCTCCACGGCTACACCGGCCAGGACAACGCGGAGCACAAGCTCCCGGCGCTCACCGTGAGCACCACCACACCCGAGGCGCTGGCCGGCTCCGACCTGGCCTTCAAGGGCGAGGTGGACGTGATCATCGAAAGCGAAGCGCACGACACTGCGCCCGAGGCGCACGCGGCGCGCGTCGAGTCCGCGCGGGCCGCGCTGGCGGATCGCGCCGCGGTCATCGCCGCGCTCAACGCCACCGACAAACTGCACATCTACGGCTACGCGGCCCTCGGCACCGAACCCACCGCGGGCGACGCCCGTTTCAACACGAAGCTCAAGTATCGCTTCGGCTTCGGCCCGGCGTGAGTTTTGACACGGAGTCCGAGGCAATTGTGAACGCCATTCAGCAAGCCCTCAGCAAACACCGGCAGGAAAAAGCCATGATCGAGAAGCGCGTCGCCGGCGACCAGCAGCGGCTGCGCGAACTCGACGCCGTCATCGCGGCGCTCGAAGCGATTCCCGCCGCACCCGCACCCGGCCCGGCCGCAAAGCCCAACACCAACCCGAGCTAACCCATGCCCGCCAACGACGTAAAATTCGGCATCTCCCGCCACGCCGGCGCGCTCATCGACTCGGTGGAAACCGACGACAGCGTGCAGATCAAGGAACTCGCCGGCAGCGACGGCGAGATCGCCCGCGTGAAACCCTACCGCCAGATGACCGAAGGCTCGGTCAAGGGCCACGGCGAACTTTCCGTCGTGCCCGGCGTCGGCGACCCGGGCGTGAGCGGCCTGCCCACCGGCGGCGTGACCGTCATCACCAACGTGAAGCGCAGCGAGAACAACGAGGATTTCGACGGCTGGGATTACAGCTTCAAACATTACCCGAGCGCGGAGGCCGTGGGCTGATATGGAAAAAGGCGACCAACTTTGCATCCTGCGCGCCGAGGTGAAGACCGAAGCCGACGCGCTCAACCTGCTGCGGCTCGTGGCGGCACTGGCCACGCTCGGCATCCCGCTCGACAACGACTGCCCGTATCTGGAAACGCGCGAGCTGATCGACGGACGCGAACGCCGACTGGTGACCTGGACGCTCAAGGCGCAGAGCGTGTGCGGGCAGCACGACGCGCGGAAACTCATCGAGGCGTGGCACGATCCGGTCTGGACGACGCAGAACGCGGAGCATCCCTTTACCTACATCGCGACCGCCTTCCGCAACGCCAGCCTGCTCGGCGCGGAAGTCGCCCGGCTCGCGCCCGTGGCGCTAATCCGCAAGGGACGGCGGTTCGCGCTCGTGCCGTTCGACGCCACGCCGGAGCGCCGCAAGGAACTTCTCACCGCGCTGGAAAAATGAACGAACCCGCACCCGATCGCACGCAGTCCAACATCGACGCCTTCATCGAGCCCGCGCCGGAAACGAGCGGCCTGAAGCTGCGTCCGTTCTCCGCCGGCACGCTCACGCTTTGCCGCGCGCTCGGGCTCACCATGATCACCGGCGCGGGCCAGGAGCAGCTCGAAGCGATGTCGGCGGACGACAAGCAGCGCCAGCTCACCACGTTCCTTTTCATCCAGTCGCAGCCGCTCGACGCGGTGAAGAAAGCCGTGAAGCTCGCGCGCGAAAATCGCGAGGCTTTCGAGGAGGAATATCTGCTGCCCTTCGAGCTGGAGCTGCCCGTGACGGCGATGTTCACCGCCATGACGCAGCTTGAAAGCAACCTCACCGCCATCGAGGCCGCGCAAATCGAGGTCATCGCGCGCCCAGCCGGTCGGAGCAAAGAAGCGCAGCCGCCCCCAAACTGATCGAGCCGGTGTGGACGGCGAGCTTCGTCTTCACACTGGCGCGAGAAACGGGATGGCCGGAGCACTTCATTTTTTGGGAACTGCCGCTCTCGCGGCTCCTGCAATACCAGCACTGCGCGCTGCGCGCGCATGACGTGTGGACCGTCCCCGTTGCGCCCGCGCCCGACCTGCAATTCGACCGGCTGCTCACCGGCTGGACGCCTCATGAAACCTGACCTCCGCTTCAACTTGGGCGAAATCAAACGCGCCCTCAAACGGCTTCAGCCGCATGTGAAGAAATCGCGCAGCGAACTGACCGAGCAGGCCGCGCGCGGGTTCGTCAAAGAGGTCGTGGAAATCAGTCCGCCGGGTGGGGGAGGGAGGCGTGGCAACGTGGCAAAGAAGACCGGCGAAGCCGCCATTAAATCCGATCTGGCGCGGGTGATGACCGGGGTGCGGGCGCGCAAGAACGTCGCCACTCAAGACCCGCGCGAGATTCATCAGCGGTTCCGCGACCTGCGCACCGGCCGCATCAATCCGCGCAACCTCAAGCAGCCCTACGCCGTGGATGCCTCGGCGCTGCGGGCGTTGCAGCGCGAACTCTTTGTCCGCGTGGGCAAGCTCGCCGGCGGCTGGAACGCCGGGGCGGCAAAGCTCGGCGTGAAGCTGCCCTCCTGGGTCGCGCGGCAGGGCCGCGGTCGCGGCGCGCTGGCCGTGGTGAACACCTTCCGGCTGTTCCGGATCACGATCATTAACGCCGTGAAATACGTTACGAGCGTTTCGGACTACGAACGGCGCATCAATTCCGCGATCAGCATCCAGGCGAACAAGATGCGGCGGCAGGCGGAGTTTCTTTTGACCCGCGCGCTCAAGCGTGGGGGATGGAAATAGCCAGCCAAAAAACCAGGTGTAGTGGGCTTGAGCATCAGCGCGGTTTCCGCTCCCGTCTGCTCGCGCCAAATGATTTCAGGATCGTCTTCTCGTTTGTCGTGAACCACGCGACAAGTGCAGCGAGTGGAGTCACAATGTGTCTTTCGAGTTTCTTAGGGTCGCAGAAATCCGCGGGCGTGATCCGCGGAATCACCTTTTGAAAGACGTAGCCACGTTCCGGGTTGTCGAAGGTCGACTCGAAGTTCGCCGGCGGCGGGACGATCGAAATGAGTTTGTCGGTGCTGCTGTCCGTAACTGTCTTATTTGCTCGGTACGCCGAGTAAACGTAGGCCGAGAAAGGATCTGCGCTTCCTACATGGAGCAAATTCTCGACTCCAGTATTTTCGATTCCAAAGGATAGTAAGGGTAATTCGGATTTTTTCCATTTAAGTAGCGGAAATGGCGTTAACGAGAAATAGCCATCCTTCTCGATCATGTCATCGGATTTGAAATTGCCGTGGTGCTTGGCGTGAAATGCAGTGCAGATTTTGCTGGCAAACTCCTTTAAGTGCCTCTCAACCTGAGTAGCGCAGTCTCTCATCTGAGTGATGGTTTCCCAGTTTTTAAGAACGCACTGGTGACTGGCGTCGAGTTTGTTTGTCATAGGTCGGTTCCTGAGTGTGAGGAAATAGAATTGATGTAAGCACCGAGGAAGACCACAAGGAGGTCGCTCTTTATTGGCAGGGCCACCAGCGCCTCCCTGAATGCTTGAAACAACGCGATGCGCCGAATCGGTATGAGGTTGCGAGGATGGAATCCCACGAGCGTTCCTTCATGTGCGGTCGTGGGCCGGCGTCCATCATCGGTCAGGAAAACCGCGACTCGGTGGGATTCGGGAATCTGCCGTTCTTTGCTGAATACGACCAGTGACGATTGAAGATCGGAGAACTGCCCAGCTCGCTCATGATGCTTGACCTTGTTCTCGATGAAGACGGCGAAAGCGCCCCGCTTGTATGCCACAACATCGACCCTGGCCGGCCTCTCCCGCTGAACGGTGTATCCCGCGCACGACGAGTCGGGGACGCCACAGTGTCGAAGCAGGCATTCCATGAAAACGCCACCCTGTTCGTGGCTTTCATTTTCGTCCAAGAACCACGCGACCACTCGGGAATGAGATAGTTCCCAAGTTTTCAGCCCGAACACATCAAGGATGTTCAGACGTGGGGTATAGGCTGAACGATCGTTGCGAGCCGCTTTGAAGGCCATGCCAAAATCGGCGACGACACGGGGCCACACCGAGGAGCGTGCCGCCTTTGCGCTGACAAACGCAGCAATCGCCTTATCGAAGGCGACGGTGGGGCATGCGGCTACAACACTCATTTTCAGATTTCTATCTTCTATGCAGACTTTGACGGTTAGAAGCGCAAATTGGAGATTGGTCAGCCTTCACGGGAAAATTTCACACACATTCTGGTTTGATGTCTGAGGACCGTGTTCTACCAATCGATCAGAGTGCGCACGTTGACGCCGCGCGGCGGGCATGCCCAAAGCCACCGCCGTATTCGATGCCGATGACAGCCGCTTCGGCGCGGCCCTGACGCGCATCAATGGCAGGATGCTCGCGCTGCAATCGCGCATCGCGAAGTTTGCCGGCGCGTTTCTGGCGATCCGCGCGGCGTCGCGTGTGGTGACGGCGGGGTTCGATCATTTCAAGCAGGCGCTCGACGTGGGCGGGCAACTCAATGACCTCTCCGCCAATACCGGCGTGGCCGTCGGCGATCTGGTTGTGCTCCAGCAAGAATTCGCCAACGCGGGCAAGTCGGCGGAGGACATCGGGCCGGTGTTCGGCAAGATGGCGAAGACGCTTCAGGGCGGCTCGGCGGACGACACGATCAGGAAGCTCGGTATCAATCTCGATGAGCTGAAAAAGAAGACGCCAGCGGAGCAGTTCCGTACGCTCGGCGCGGCCATCAACGCGGTGCAGGACCCATCGCAGAAGGCCGCGGCTTCGATGGAGATTTTCGGACGCAGCGGCGCGGACCTGCTCTCGCTCTTTTCCTCGGACGGCTTTGGCGATGCAGCGGCGCAGGTGGGTTCGCAGGCGCAGATTCTGGCGAAGGACGCCGCGCTCTTTGATGACGTCGGCGACAAGCTCGCGCTGACCGGCGTGAAGGTGCGCGGGTTCTGGGTCGGCGTGGCGGAGAAGGTCGCGCCGGTGCTCAAGCCGCTGCTCGACAAGTTCGCCTCGCTCGATCTGGCGAGCTGGGGGCAGAAGGCCGGCGAAGCCGTGGCCTTCATCGTCCAGGCGTTCGCGGATGGGAAGGTCGGGGATATCCTTTTCACCTCCGCGAAGATCGCGTTCGCCAACGCGGTGAATTTTCTGGCGGGCGCGCTCATGGCCGTGGCGCAGGCGCTCTGGCAGGCGCTCGTCGAGTCGATCAAGAACGCGATCACGATCTTTGAAATCCTGACCACTGCCGATTTCTGGGTCGGCATGGGCACGGCGCTCATGGGCATCGCCCAGGGCTTCATCGCGCTGCTGCTCGAAGGCGTGGCCAAGCTGCTCGACTACCTCAAGGACGTGCCGCTCGTTGGGGACAAGATTGGCGACGGTGCCCGGAAAATCCGTGAAACGGCGCGGGGCTTCCGCGACGCCGGGCAGGAGCAGCGCGATACCGGCACCGATCTGGTCACGCCTTCCGTGGACAAGGCCACGCAGCGGGTGCGCGACGCGTTTGCCGGCATCGGCCAGGCGTTCAGCGAGGGCTACGACAAGGGCAGCGGCCTCATCGACACGGGCGACTGGCAGCAGCATCTCGATGAAGCCATCGGCGGCGTGATGAATCGCGTGCAGAAGGTGTCCGAGAAAGCCCGCGAAGATGTGGAGCCGAAGAAACCCACCGGCGCGCAGATCCATCTCGATGACGAGGAGGAGAAGAAGCAAAAGACCAGGCACGCCGTCTCCGCCATCCAGCGCATCGGCGGTGGTGGCGGCGTGGCGCGGCATGACCCCGACGCCGCCGACCGGCGCAAGCAGCTCCGGCTCCTCGAACAGATCCGCGACGCGGTGAAGCAGAAACCCCAGGACCGGCACACGCCCGCCGTTTTCGCATGAGCGCCCCGCTGAAACTCAACGGCGTGGCTGGCTCGGTTTCCAAGACCGGGCTGGCCTCGATCACCGTCCCGTTCTACGTGGACACGCTGGCCGAGGCCCTCACGGTCACGCCGGACTTCGGCATCACGCTGCCGATGGTCAGCCGCCAGTTTCGTGAAACGGAAAATGGCGGCTTCGAGGTGAGCCTGACCTACGAGGGGCTGGAGAACGACCCCTCGGATGACCAGGCGGACTTCGAGCTGGATGTCTCGATGCAGGACGACCCGATCCAGACGCATCGCTCCTTCGCCGCACTCAAGGCGCTCTACGGCTGGGACGTGGCCGAGGAGCGTTTTCCGGAGAAGGATCCCAACCAGCAGCCCTCGCCGGCTTACGGGGCCGAAAGCTACCTCGCGGTGGGCGCCGTGTTTCGCATCACCACCACCAGGCGCACCATCCCGGGCAGCGTGCTCAAAGGCATCGGGCTCATCACGGCGGCCCCGCCCGGCATCGCGCAGTTCCAGATTCCCAACGCGGACGGCAACCGGAACTGGCTCAAGAGCGCTCCGAAGATCAAGCGCAAGGGCAACGCGGTGAACATCACCGAGGAGTATCTGCTCAGCGGACCGAAGGGCTGGCTCCCGACCATCTACTCCGCGGCGCAACTGACGTGATGGATTTCCATGTGCAACGCGGGGAGCCAATCCGGGCCGAGCTTTGGAATGCGCTCGTGGACGCCCTCGGGCAGGCCCAGATTTTTCCGGGCAAGGGCATCCGCCGACGCGTCTTCGATGGCCGGACCATGCTCAGCGCCGACCGCGTTCCGAGAACCGGCAATTCGGACACGCCCTACATTCTCGGCTCCACAAAATACGGCAGCAGCATGAGCGGCCCGCATGCGCACGACGACCCTCCGAAGTGGGGAGGGTTTGATGATGTCCCCACCTCGCAGAGCGATGCGTTTTTCGACCTGACCACGCCGCGCCTCGACGAGTGGCACCGCAGCCGGCGACCGCTGGCTCCGGGCGCATCGGCGTCGTCGGATCAGCCCACCGACAGCGTGATCCTCGATCTCACGCGCACGCACCTCGTGCCGGCCAGCCATTCCGGTTTCTACTGGTCGGATTTCGATCCGGTGGTGTATCTGGCGTCGAGCGGCTCCACGGGCCTCGGTGCCTATGATTCCGGCTATGTGCCGCCGTGGGGTTCCTTCCTCCGCTACACCTTCAAACGCGCCGCGCTTTTCGACAGCCGCAACCTCCTCGTCTCGATTTCCGCCGAGCAACTCATGGACATCGAGGTGGTGGATTATGGCAGCGGCAGCGGCGGCGTTCTGGCCGCGTGGGGCGGACTCCTCGTATGATCCGCACCGCGCTCTTTTCGTGGCGGGGTCCGTCGCCGAGCTACGGGCAATTCCTGCTCTGGGCCGGGTCGGTGCTCTACGCCCGCCGGATTTTTCCCCGTGTCGTGCTCGTCGCCGACAAGGCGGGCCAAAGCTGGCTGGTGGACATCCTCAAGCTGCCTTTCGACGAGGTGCTGGATCTGCCGGACTGGCCTGCCGAGGTGAACCACGTCTATGAGCTGCCGAAGCTCCACGCCTACGTCGCGATGTGCCGGGGCGGAACGCCGTTCGTCCACATCGACTGCGACGCCTTCCTGCGCCGCCGCCCGCCCGATGATTTCCTGCGCGCGCCAGCCGTGTGCGAGCACCTTTACGCGAACAAGGGCTTTCTGCGGCACGTCCACGCGCGCATGACAGTGAAGGGCGTGGCGCAAGACCCAGTCGAGGGTCGCGGGGCCGCGGGCGGCCTGATGGGGGGCTGCGCGACCGACGAGCTGGGGCCTTACGCGGCGAATGCGATCGCCGCCATTCTGCACCCGCAAAACCGTGCGCAAATCCAGCGGGAGAACGGCTACCAGGCGTCCTGCTATTTCGGGGAGTGCGCCTTTCACGAGCGATTCGCGGGCCGGATCAGTCCGCTGATCGGCCGGGCGTCTGCCGGCGGAAACGATTACTGGCGCGCAGGCTGGATGCACCTGGCCGGAAAACTCAAGCGCCAGCCGGTCGCGATCACGCGGGCGGAGTTCCAGGTGATGGCCGACCACGGCCTCGCCGCGTGGCAGCACATCCGCGATTGCTTCGACCTCATGGTCTGGGGCGAAAAACCAAGCTGGCCCGGCCGCAGCGCGAGTCCGGCCTTCGCTCTTTGACAGCGCGGGATCGTCATGCGGCTTTTCCTCAACCTCAACAACGGCATCGTCACGACGGCCATTCACCTGAGCCTGGCCGCCAACGCCAATGCCCGGCGCGGCGGACGCGAGCAGGTCGAGCTGCAGCTTCATCGGGACCGCGTGCCCGAGCGCCTGCCGGAGAACTGGCTCATCCTCCTCGGCGTCAAGGAAACCGGCCGCTACGACGCGCCCGCCTTTCTCACCCAGGCTTCCGATTGGACGAGGCCCGACGCGGACGAGGGCTTCTACACGGCATGGCTGCCCACGGACACCGGGCCGATCAATAGTCTGCTCCACCACGACGAAGACGACACCAACGACATCCCGGCCGTGGCCACGATGGCCCAGATCGACTGGCGGCCGGACCTCAACACCCCGCCGAGCAAGAGCCAGTCATTCACCGTCAATTTCCAAAGCGCCGTCAACAACGGCGACGAAACCCCCACCGAGCCGGAAATCCCCTTCGCGGCCCTCTTCCGCCAGAAATACCTCGCCGTCGCGGACGCCACCGCTCGCCTGGCGCTCACTGTGGAGCATGTCCACAACGGCGACGTGGTGCGCGAAATCGGTCGCGCGGAAGTCACAAAGATCACCTGCCTCGGAAGCACTTACGCATCGACCGCTCAGGTTTTGTCGTTTAATTTAGAGTCAGGCCTCGGGATTTACCTGGGTGGAGTTGGCTTCCTCATCGGCACGACGACCGATCAGGTGCTTGTCTGGTTCTATAACGGTAGTGGAACACCCCCGTCCGTAGGTGATCGAAGCATCGAGGTCGTTGTTACTGGCGACTTGGAATTCCTTACGGGATTCCAGTTGGCAGAAATGGCCGCAGCGGCTATTGACGCAGATGCCGCTTTCTCTGCTACTGCCTTCGATATAAGCGGCTCGGGTATGGTCGAAGTGACCAATATGGTTGCCGGTGTAGCAGAGGCCAGCGTTGACGTGAACATGCCTTACAGCTATCCCGGTTTCTACATAGATATTTCTGTGGCGGGCGCTGCCGCGATGCACACACTCCAAGGCAAATCATTCATCTTGCTGAACGGCGCTGGGCAGGAAGTCAGCGTGGGTTTCGGGATTGCGGGCGGTGTCGGTAACATCGCCGTAACTCTGCCCCCGTCCACGCAGACCGACGCACAGATCGCCGCGCTCATGCAGCCGCTCATCCACGCGCACGCAGACTTCTCCGCTGTCCAAGGCACAGGGGGGGCAACGGCGGAAGTCACTGTTACGAACGCGGCCAACGGATTCGTCAAAGGCACCAGCTACTCATCTGCCTCCGCCGCTAGTTCAGGCTTCACCGTGGCCGTGCTCACGGCGGGTAAAACGGGAGCACTGACCTATGTGCTTGTGGATGAAACACAGATCGCCAGCGAAGCTGGATGGAAGGAACTGCCTACGGTCATCGGCTTTTCGGCCATCAATTCCTCCGGCAGCAACCAGACGCTTTCCGGGGGCGTTAACACCAAGCTGAATTTCACCACGCAGTCTTGGGACTCGCACAACCAGTATGAGCCGACAATCTCCCGCTTTATCTGTCGGGTGCCGGGCAAATATCTATTCTCCGGGCAAATTGATCTAACCAACGCTGCTGCTACCTCCACGCGGAAAATACTTGAGCTTCGCAAGAATGGTTCCGAACTCAAATATCTCGCGGACATCCACGCAAACACGCCCATCGGTCAATATCAGATCATTGGTGGGCCGGGTGTCGTGGCCGACCTCATCGCGGGGGACGTTGTGGAACTCAACGCGTCCGCCTCAGCGGGGGGCACTGTTCAGTTTGGTGTTTCATACCGCTCGCTCTTTCACGCCATCCGCATCGCCGACTAACCATGCACCCCAACACCGCTGCTCGTATCGCCGCTCGCATCGCCGCTTCTGAGACGTTCCCCGATCTAGCCGAACGTCTTGCCGCGCTTTTCCCCGGCATTGATTTAGTGACTGACGTAGAAGTCCGCGACGACGGAAGCGGGCCGCGCATCGCCGCGTGGCATCGCCCTGAACCTAAACCGACTCCGGCAGAACTAGCTGCCGTGGTAGTCCCGCCGCCTGATCTCGTCATCACCGATCTTCAAGCGCGGCTTTGGCTGAATGCGGCTGGGTTTTACGAAAGTGCGGTGCAAAGTTTGATCGACGCCATCCCCGAGCAAGCCGCTCGTGAAAACGCCCGTGCGGTGTGGGACCGCGCACTCACCATCCACCTCAGCCACCCGCTCACCCAAAGCCTTGGCGCTGCGCTCGGTCTGGATGCCGCGCAGTTGCGCGCCGCTTTCCTCGCCGCCGCCGCACTTTGACAGGCGCTCGAGGGTGTCCGCTGCCACGTCGTGAAAACGTATTCCTCGCCCGATTCCCCCGCCTCCGAATCTGTCCGCCTCGAAGCCGTCACTGCGTCCGCTTCGACGCCAGTCTGCGCCCGCCTGCCGCGCCGCGGCGAAAACTGGGACGGCCAGCGCCAACAACCCCGGCTGTGAAGCTGCGCACCACCGCCGCCGTTTGACGCGCCGCGCAGGGCA